TAGTAGGATATCCTCCCCACTTGTCGACTTCTGCTTGCCAAGCACTACTAAACTGCGGACTACAGTAGGAACAAGCCAGATTACAAGCATGATTAAAATTAACTTCCACATAACTAGGAACAATGTCATCTTCATCTCCGGTTGAATGCATTATCTTTTCAAAATCCATGGCAGCCCAGGATTCACCGGATCTATAGTGACGGTCACTTAATTTGCCAGCATCTTCCATGCTCCAACAATAGCTACATTCTGCGGGGCGTTGTTGTTTGAGCATGATCTTGCGTTGAGCTTTTTTGTATGGTGTATTGTGCAAGGTTGCAGGGTTGTCTGCTAGCAACGTAGGATCTATAGCATGCAAGGGCGGGTGATAGCAACTGTTGTTGAGCCCAGTTGGCAAGTGCAAGCTGACCTGTTTCCATTTGGCTAAACATATAGCTGGACCTAGGTTTTCTTTCATAAACTCGGCATCGCCCAGAAACTTTGATTTAAAATCCGTTGAGACTTCGTCGCCCTTGTTATTCATCTAAAATATCCTGTAACAGATTGAATAAATGTCGAGTTCCTGCGATATTTAAATGCCCGTCGGACAAACGTAGATCAGGCTGAATATAGGGATAAAATAATTTTTTTTGAATATTTCGTTTTTCCCAGGCAAACGGTAAAACTTTTTTTCCTTGGCTTTCCAAAAAGACTATTAACATGTCTACTAACATATCGCTTAAATTATTAGAATACGGAGGACCAAATACCGAATAAAAATACTTGTAAATTTGTAAGGTAGAATCATCAAGACTTTCTGGATTAATATCAAATCCTGTTTGATGAAATCCTGGATAAAAATCTATGTTTTGATTTTCCCACTCTAATCCAAATCTTGCCGAATATGTAAATCCTAACACTAATGTATCAAATTCTTTATGATGTCTATAGGTATCAACTGCAATACTAATATTACTTTTTCCAGGTCTTGATTTATCCATAACAGTATACGATCCTTCTACTTTGAACAAATTTCCAAGAGAATGTTCTCGTGGAATGCCATGACCGTATGTTAAACTACATCCATCCAAGTATAGTTTTTTTACCACCCTTCTTGACTCCTGATCACGTCAATCTCTCGGACCATGACACCGCGATTGTGCCAGTTTGATCTATAGTGTTGTTTGAAGAACGCACTTTCGGCTGGTCCCATCATGTTGATGGGCAGTGCCAATTGTGTGACTAGATCTTCGGCCACACGTCCGGCCAGGATCTCGGGGTCCGAATCTTTCACGGTGTGCCATAATTTTTCCAAGGCATCAAAATCCTGCACAGTTCGATAATCCCAGGTGGGCGTGATCATGGTCATGTAGGTGCCCATCCTGGCACCGGCCATGGCCCAGATACCGTGTTCCACATCTCGGCCCACGTTGTGCCATATGGTCAAATGGTCAAGATTTCTATGATGCACACGATCCTGGAATTCAGCTATGCTGGGTCTACGCCCTTGATCCAGGCACATTTTGACGCCTTCTCTAAATCCGGCACGCCAGGCATGGAATGCCGATCCGTTGGGATAGGTAGTGCTGTAGCAATCGTGCATGGCCCAGTATTGTGGATCAAAACAAAACTCCACTTGGGTTTCGGTACGGCCATCTGTGGCTTCGTGAGTCTGCATGGTGTTTGCAAAAGTTCGTGTCCACGAACTGAGTCCGCCGTTGCCGTACATGAGACCATTTACGTGATTTCTAGCACGCCAACGGAACACCGCCGATTCCCACTCAGCAGTGGGCAACTCCAGAGTAAGATTGAAAAAACTTTCATCCGGCATGTTGTCGCCATCGATCAAGACAAATCGTTCGGTGTTGCTGGCCTCTGCTGCGGCCTTGTGTGCAGCGTCCGATCCTTTGACTCCGTCTACTCGACGAGCCCACGGAATCTGGTTGCGTATGCGTGCCCAGTTTTCTTCGCGGTCGGGTTCGTCGTAGGTGAGAAAAATACAATCAAGATCAGCTATGTCAATACGTTTCATCTCAAACTCCATTTCTTGTGTGGTCGGTCTTGGGTGACCACCACACATATATCTCTAGGATCGCAGGCTGTTCCTGAATCCCCGGGTTGTAATCTCGGTGGTGCTGGTCGCTGCAAATACTGTATAATTCCATCCTGTATGCGTAGATTGAAAGATCCTGCGTGCCATACATCAACGTCAAGTTCTATATAATTACCGGGCAGATGTTCCTGGCTGTAGAAAAGCGGAACTCCTGCATCATCATAGTACAATCTATATACCGGCACCGGCGGTTCGTGATCTCGCAATCGTTGTAGGCTGCGCCAGAAGTCTTGTTCAGTCAGTTCAGTCACGGAATGCCTCTTTGACATGATAATGTACCAGTCCCCATTGAGCCACGGTGTTGATGCGCAATCCGGGCATGGTCTGCTCGGCCACCAGCTCTTGGGTCCAGTCAGCACCAAGCAGTCCGATCATGTGCTGTTTCATATGCACTATGCTGGGACCCAGACCCGCGGGCAACATGACCGACTCGGGACCCAGTATCACAGCAGCCATGGCATAGACCACGTCGGTGGTAGGAGCCTCGTCGGCAAATTTCAAAACACGTCGGTAACTGGCCCAGTTTTCGAATATGTCACGCACCGTGGCAAAAAATTGTCGGGCTGGTCTACTCACACGCCAGTAGGTCACAGCATTGTACACATCTGGCAAATGATTCTGATCAAATATCTTTCTGTAAGATCTGGACTGTGCCGGCTGATCATACAAATTTCTACATCCACGGCTGATCACCACATCTCGTAACTCAAAAAGATTCCACCAATGATCAATTGGACCTGCACACCACATGTCGGCTTCCAGCTTGATGGTCTGTCGATAAGGGCTGGCGTCAAAGCATTGCCAATCGTTGACGTATCCTTCAAGATCGCCATGCGGCAATGGAATCACATGATCAAATACCGGATCACTGCATCGATTTACTGTGATGACCGAAATGTTGGCCGACGGATGCCATTGTCTAATAGATCGTGCCAATTGCTGGGCACAGGCCACATAGTCCACAGATTCAGTGTTGATGGCCGGTATAAGATAGCCGCGTTCAGCAAGGATTGGCAACTATGTCTCCTAGGTATCGTTTGCCCATGGCATGGAAATCGGTCGCAAGCGTGATCCAGCGGGCGTGGTTGTCCGAGGTCTTCCAGTCCACTCGGTATTGATCTTGTGATAGCTGGCTCAATTGATGCTGGTGTGTCACTGTGGCCAGCTTCCAGGGGATACTGGTGTTGGTCTGCACGTGACCATTGACCACACCCAAGGCCATGCTCAAGGCAAAATCATTGCGATAGTTTGAATCAACAATGCCGTACACAGCACGATAATGATCCCAGTTGTCTCGAATCATGCCCATGGTTTCAAATATCAATCCGACATGATCGCTGCGCCGAAAACACATGACTGTGGCCCAGGTCATGGGATTGTGATAGCGTCCAAAACAGTTGAGTTCATCAAAATTGTCTCGTCCGGTCACGTCGTAGGCCAGATCGTGTGCTACAAAGTCCTGGCGACTGTCGAACAGGCAGGCCAACTGATCGCTGGCCACCACATAATCGGCGTCCAGGACCAAGGTAGTATCGTAGGGCGACAGCTCGTAGGCCGACATCCTGTTGCCGTTGTACCAGGGTACTGTACGATCAAGATCGGCAAAGTACCTGGTGGCAGTGCCCGATCTGGTGGCCTGTATGACCTGATCAAATTGGTAAGACTCAGGAACATGATCGCAATCAGTTATGACTGTGACCGGCACAGCCAGGTGTCGGTGTATGTTGTTGGCGCTCCATGCGGCCAAGGCCATATAGTCCAGCTGATCTGAATTGTAGGCAAATATCACAACACCCTGGGTCATCGATTTTGATTCAGCTGTTCGTGTTCGATCAACCAAGCCGTCATTTGTTCTTGCCAGCGTTGTTGACTCAATGTCATCAGCTCTCGGGTTTGGACCTTGACCGGTGTTTCATACAAATCCAGCAACACTGCTTCTGTGTCGGGACAGGTCAACAATGTGTTTTGTAACTCAGGACCAGCACGCCACATGCCACCCTGATAGGCAAAAGTCATACGACCTTGATATTTTTCTTTGAGAGTCCTGCGTGCAGCCGCATGTTCAAATCTTGTGCGGCCATGTGCGATCAAATTGTCAGTGTCCATACATGTATTATACACTACATGATTGTATTTGCCAAGCAATATTGGCTATTTTGACCCTGTTAGGCTGTGGTAGCGGCCACTGTGGGAGTTCCCCACGAGTTGGTCAAGTACGTGGTTTCTGGTGGATAATAGGTCAAGATCGTGGTCGGTGCAGTACCGAACGTGGTTCCCGAAGTGGCTGTACCACCCGAAATCTGCGCAGTTGACCCTGGATTGGTATCACCGTTGTCATACCAGGTTGTGGTAAAGATTATGGTGGATCCACTGGTATAGGCTGTTATGGTCACATAGTTGCTGCTGTAGGCTGTGCCGGTGTCATACTGTGTGTAAATAGTCTGTGCTGATCCAGTGAGTTGAGCGAACCCGATACCGGTAGCCAACACACTGGGTGTCCCTGTTCCGCCGGTCTTGTTGGTACCAGTATATGCTACCGAAGCAATGGTTTTGCTGGTACTGGAACTGGTGAATATGACTTTGCCAGCCACTACACCACCAGCGCCGTTGGCTCCAATAAACGTGTTCCATTCAGTATCGGCCACTGTGCCTGTGCTGCTTTTACCAAATTGCAGTTGTACGTAGCCACCGGCATAAAAGAAATACCCCATGGCCGCTGTGCTGGCAAAAGTCATGGTGTGAGTAAAAGTTATGTTCCAGGCTGCACTGCCAGATCCGGTGGCAGCTGTTTTGCTGCTGGTCCCAGTCCAAGCTGTGTATTGGCTGCCTACTGCGTAAGCGTTGAGATAGTTGTTGCTTGTATTGGTAATGTCAGTTTGCACGTTGGCCAAGGCTGCGATAGTAGTACCTGCTGTGGGGGCTGATCTCGACGTGATCGTGGTCGGCTGATGATTGCCCAGACTGGCTATGGTATTGACCACACTGTCCCATTGCACCGCGGTCACTGTGCCACCTGTGGCCACTGTGCCCAATGCAGTCTGACCGTAGTAGGTATTCCACGGAGTGTTGATACCCGAGGTAAAAGTATTGTAATCGGTTGCTGCTATTAGGTTGCCGGTGCTGTATGTCATTTTCTGTTGTTCCTAAATTTATTTGATCATGACTATGGCTTCAACCATGCCCAGACCTGGATCTGTTTTGTCTTCCAGCGCACGCCCTATGGCATTAAACGCTGTGGCCTCACCCGGTCGAGCTGCTCTGGCTATACCGTTGCCGGCACTGACCAGTCTATCACCTTTGGTCACTGTTCCTGTACATTTTACAGGAACTCGACCGGTTATTGCAACCGGCGGATGAGTGGCATCTGTGCCAGCGCCACTGTTCATCAAATAAGCTGCTTGGGTACTTATGACCCCAAACACAGTTTCGCTTAATTCTTGAACAGATTTGGTAATTTCGGCTGTGCCTCCCAATTCAACCACTGTTCCGGCTTCGTATTCGGTATCGGTTGCAAATCGTTCGGCCACGTCAGCGTATTGTGCGCTGGTGGCACGAGCAAATATAGTATTGAAATATGCACCACTGTTTCCGATATTGCCCACACCGTTGCCGTTGGCATTTGTTATGTTGCCGACCTGCAGATTGCCGGTATAGGTCGGTAAGTATGCAGCCACATTGGCATTGGTGTAAGCAGTGACTCCGGTCAATTGACTTCCGTTACCGATTATGTAGGCACCCGAGATATTGCCAGTCACGCTGACTCCGGAATTGCCCTGTCCCCAAAATGATGGCACACTGACACCGCCCACACCATTCACTGTGTTGGCCAATTGCAGTCCTGGATTCACGTTGGCAAATCCTGTGATAAGAGTCTGTGGAGTAAAAGTGCTGTCTTCGCTGATAATGCCAACCACGGTGCTGTTGACCGTGAGTTCAATGACCTTGTGGCTTATAGAATTGCTGTCAGTTATAACATTGGCAAATGCGCCAGTGACTCCGGTGCCGGACGTAAATTGCGGTCCGATCAACAACCATTTGCTACCGGTCCAGATATTGACCTGTTGGTTCACAGTGTCGTACCACATGTCGCCGGTGTTGCTGTAGGTACTGGTGCTAGGAGTTGCGCTGCTGACTACCAGTGCAGCCAGGGTTTTCCAGGCCGATCCCATGTAGATCGAAAGCACACCAGCATTGGGTGTGTTGTTCCACCATAACTGACCAGTAATTGGCGCTACTGGAGCAGTCGAATTCGACGCACTTTCCAACAAACGCATGAAATTGTTATCTAAAAATTGTCCATAACCGGCATAATTTTTACCAACCAAAGTCATTGAGCTGGCAGTGTTGATGGTGCCATCTGCCACGGTGGCAAAAACTGCGCCGTCTGTTAGAGTTATGGTGTATGACATTATGCGTTATTCCTATCTTTTATTTTGCACTGTATTTATACCGCACTGAGATTAGTCAAGGTCTGGATACGCAGGGTATAATCGATCTGTATCTGGCGGTTGAGACTTTTCTGCACTGGATGGAAAATAACATGCGTGATCAACAGCAGATCAGTGCTGCTACCGTTCCAACATTTCAACCCCAGTTCGTCAAACACATATTCGCCATTGAAATTGGTACTGTTGTCAAAGGCCTGCTGTCCGGCTGGCTCACCGTAATCCAGCAAACAGGTCACTATGATATCAGTGTAAACCTGCCCCGATGTGTGTACCACAGTCATTTTGTTGTTGGCTGGATCCAGATTGGTTGCACTGTACTGATCTACTACCTTGGCATAGGTTTGATTGTACAGGCTGGCATTGACACCAGTGGTGTTGGGTGGAAGATAAGTGATCACACCGGTCAGATCAACTGCGCTACCGCCATTACCGAATGCCATTTCATAAATGAATCCATTTGGACCGTTGCTAAGGGTGTTGGCCATACAAGTACTGATATTTTCATAATTGATAGCATTGCGTTTGTCTACCAATACTTCTCCGGTATGTGGATCGTGTATACGCACAAACCCCTGTACCTGTGCTAGTCCGGGAGTGATAATCATGCTGATTTCTCCACTATGACTTGACCAGTTTTGGGATCCGTGATACGCAGATGCGCCTGTAACCACACACTGCCCAATTCGTCAGGACGACGAGGTTTTGGCTGTGTGGCGTTGTTATTTGTTGTGGGGTTTTTATCCGTCATGATTTATTTACCTTGAGTTTTTACATGTAGATTAAGTTTTAGATCTAGAAATCAACCCAGGTCCCCCTGCGCACCAGTATGGTTACATCTTGTCCAGCAGGTGGCGTTGCAGTCAGTGTGATCGATACCGGAGTAGAGGCTGTGACTGTGTAAAATTCAGGAGATACACGCAATCCGCCCACATATACTTCTACAGCAGCGACAAGCGGTTGCCAATAGTCTGTGTCGGTAATATCGGTTCCGGCCGGTACTGCCTGTTTGGCACGATAAAACTGTCCTCCGTCAAATGGTGTAGTATCGTATGGGGATGAACTAAAAGTTCCTGGAGTTTCTACTATGACTCCGGTGTCGTAGCTGTTGGCAATGACCCAGGTTATATCAGTTGTGCTCAGCACAATGCTGGGTGCCACAAATGTTGTGCTGGATCCATCTGCCGTGACTGTGTCACTGACCACGTAGTTTTGGTATCGTTGACTGTATAAATTGTTGCTGCTCATGTCGCGCACTGTGGATCCGATAGCATGAGCAGTAACAGCCGTTCCAGCAGTGCCTCTGATAAGACTGCTTACTGTGTTGGCTGTCAAATCAATATTGCGATACATGATGCGTTCAGCATCAATAGTGATCACGCCCCATTGATTGGTGGCCAGATCCGGCACAAACAAGGCTTTGGCATTGACCACGTGTATGATATCATCGGTTGTGGCCACGGCTTGTGCCACAGTAGTTGTGGTTGGGCCTGTTATGGCATAGGTCAACTGGAATCCACGCATGTCTTGAAAAATACGGAATTCAGGACTGCCATCATTGGTGATCACACGGAAATCCATGGTATCAAATTCGCTGCCCGGAACCAGTTCTTCGGGTGCATAGCTGCTGTATTGATCAATGTAGCCGCCGCCTGCTATGTTGATATCAGTGGGTCTCAATCCCAGATATGGATCCACATACGAGCTGGAATAGGCCGCATCTAGGATACTTGGATCATAGGTCGGCGTGCCTTCAAGACTGTAAAATATATTGTCAAATGGATTGAAACTGTACCCGCCTAGATCAAATCCTGCATCTTGATCAAAGGCCGGCGCAGATACTTGTACTCCAGGATACGTGACTCCGTTGATCAAGAGCGGCAAGCTGAGACCGGGCATGTTGGGTGTAGGCGTGTAATAACCCATGGTGCGATCGACTCCGCTCAGCGTCGTAATATCCACCAGACTCCACTGATCCACATTAAAAGTTGCGGTGTTGACTGAGTAGTTGGCTGACCATACACGATTGAACCAGCGCACCTGGGCGCCAGCTGGGTACGTGATTCCGGCCTGCCATTCTGTTATGTCAGATGCATATTGATATCGATCAAACCGCATGCGCACGCTGAACTGTCTGGCCATGGCATTGGACATGATTGGAGTGGCACGGGCTCCGGTTCCGTTGCCACCGGTCAACGTGATAGTGGCCGTGGTTGTATAACCCGATCCTGGATCAGTCACAGTGACACTGGCCACGGTCCCGTTTGTTCCCAAGGTAGCATAGCCCATGGCACCGTTGCCACTCCAGACCAAGGTGGCTGTTCCGTTGACCGCAGACCCCGACACAAACACCGGTGGGGTTTCTCCCGAAGTTCCAGAAACTGTGACCGAATAAAGATTGTTGGTTGACCCATTCACATAGTAAATCTGTTGCCCGACGGTGTATACGGTATTGGCTGTCCATGGTGTGCCAAAGGTCACGGCCGGAACCACTGTGTATCCGGTACCAGACGCGGACATGCTGGCACCGGTAATGCTGAGTGCATGATTGGTAAACCACGGTTGCCAAGGTGGCTCACTCCATATGGCTGCATTGGCCGACGCATCACTGGCAAAGGATTCTATCGTGCTACCAGCTGCGGTATACGGAGTCAGTACCGGACTCACAAACTGCGGTACTTGCAACGCACTGTCCCAATGGGCCGGTACATCAAAGTCGGTCAGTTGGCCATTGTACACGTCCTGACCATCGTAGATTAGATTAAAGGCCAGATTCTGCACATGGAACGGTTTGACTTCGTTGATGTAATCTTCCACAAAGGTTTGATCATCTTTTTCGTACAACGGATACGGCAACAACGGTTGCAGGTTGTGATCCGTGATGATAAAACTGCTCTTGACCAACCAGTCTGGACTGCCAAACTCGCTATACACATATTTGAACATCAGCATGAGCAATTCGTTGCGATATATCAAAAGATCATCCACAAACAGTTGTAGGTTGATGGCGTTGATAATTTGTCGTGTTTCTGTGACTGGTGCCTGATCAAAAAACTGTGCATCAAACACATCTGCACCGAATCCGTACGGACCCAGACTGTAGTTCCACAACACCTCATCAAATGCAATAGTACCGTTTTCCAGACCCACTCGTGTCCATCCAAGATCTGACCGCAAGTAAATTTCGTACAAGCCTTGACCGTTGGCATTGACCTGTACGCTGCTGCCGATTGGTGCTGTGGCCAGACTCAGGGTGGCCAGATCAGCATAGTTGGCCACCTGGGTCACTGGCTGTACTGTGCTGTTGTAACCAGGTTGATACCAGTTGATATATTGCCAATACAGCGGAGTATCAAAATTTTGTATGCGGTTCAGTTGCAGAGCACCAGTACCGGTGTTGCTGATCACTTCATAAACAGTCCATCTTCCGCCTTCGGTGCTGTCAGACAGCACCAGATATAGATAGCCCGTCGGAACTTGATTGAGATTTTGGTAGCCCAGCACTGTGATATTGGGCACAACAAAATTGTAACCGGCTGTGGCTGTTATAGCCTGTGCAGATATCGAAAGACCGGTGCTGATATTATAAGTTCCTGCTCCACCTGTTCCGGTAACATAACCGGTTATAACAACTGATGCTGGAATACCTGTACCAGTCAAGGTCTGACCAATCGCAAATGTGCCTGTGACTGTGCCCGACACAGTCAATATTGTTCCTGCGATAGAAGCAGCCGACGCAGTGCCAATCAACTGACTGGGAGTTGGCTCACTGCTGTTGAGCAAAGCAAAGCTTCTGGTTTCAGTAATAGGGTACTGAGCCAGGATAGCATTGGCACGTTCTAGATAATTTTTTAAAGCCGTATATCTGTCGATAAACATGCCTTGTCTTGGACTGTATCGCACTCCGTACTGCATGCCCGGGCTCAGCAATGGATCGGGCACCAAGGCACCCGAGGTATTCTGTCCGCACAAGCTGTCTACCAATTTGTTGTAGATGGAATCATTTACAAAACTGGAGGCCTTGCCGTCAGCAATAAATTCGTATTCGGTATGTATGTTGATTCCGGCTCCAGGAGTCTGGCGCTCGTATTCCACATGCAGTATGGTGTCTTGCGCACTGATCAGCCCGCTAGCATTGTACAAGGCCACTGTGTTGGCCGTGAGTGGTGCCAGATACGGTATGCCACTACCAATTGGATTGGCTATATAGCTGGCAATGGCTGACGCACTGAGATCTTTGCCGTTGGCCGAATCGATTGATGTGATCCCACGTACCCAGTAGTAATAGTAGTTGGCCAACACACCATTGGCGGTCAACACCGATGATGTGGTGTAACTGGTGTTGCTCAACGGACGACCTGTTCCTGTATAACTGGCCGGAGGCACCGAGCTTTCTATCCACTGATAAATGTCCACTCGGCTTCCAGGAAATATCTGTGCCCATTGGCGACTGGCATAGGTTATATCGTCCTGGTTGGGATTGACAAATCTCACAGTGTCAGTGTCCCACCAAATTTCTCCCACATGTCCTGAATACCAGGCAGTGCCGTTGTTGTGTATGGTGCCGGTGTTGTAATTGGCTGGATCCACAGCACCAATATAGTCTATGTTTCTTGCTGCCACGCCCAGTATCTTGCCCTGCAAAGGGTCAATAAAATCAAAATAGGTTTGTGTGCTGTTCAACAGTTTGTCAAAGCTGTAGACCGAATTCATGAGTTCAATATTGACTGCAGGCTGTTGGTAATAAGCAATTTTCCAGCTGGGGGCATTGGTCGGATTGTCATAGATTGATATGCTGCCGTAATTGGAATTGTTGCTAACTCCAAGATCCTGCCCCGGTGCACCCACAATCAGGCGCCCGTTAACATAGTTGACTGCTGTTCCAAACTGGTCGCCGCTCTGAGTACCACTCTGATAAATCTGCTGACCAAATACCATCTGTCCTGGGTTGGTAACTGAAGTATTGGCACTGGGCAAATAATCAAATGTGTAAGCCACTCCGGAGTTGCTTACAGGATTACTGACTCGAGTGCTGTGTTCGTCAAATATGGTTTTTCCTGCATCAAACGACATGGCTTCGTACACATTGCCATTAGGAGCGCCAACGACCACGTTGAGGCTGTTGCTGTTTATGGAAATCGCGCTACCAAACGCACCATAGGCCACTGGATCAGGACTGGTCAAGGTCTGTGTGTACACAAAGGTCTCAAATCCCAACTGAGCAAATGCCGACCCGTTATAGCCTATGCCCGGTAACACACTCAATTGATTGAAGGTGGGTGCTGCGGCCGAATCTATCACGCTCAAGACCAGTTGTCCGGTCACGATCACTATAGGCAAATAGATTGCAGGTGCTGTCACAAAAGCAATCTGTCCGGGGCTGGAGGTTGTGGCCGGAATATAGCTGTAGGTATATCCTGCAGCGGGGCTGGCTATTTGTAAAACACCGTTCACATACACTACCGGATTTGATCCAGCTGCACTGTACACGGTCCCGATATCGTATAGCTGTGTGGTGCCATCGCTGATAAATTCAAGATTGTTGCTGAGCGATGCTTGCACATTGGGCACAGCAAAAGAGCTGGTCCAATACATGCTGTTGGACGATGGCTGTTGCGCCAAACTGCTTTGAGCAGCAATGTAACACACACTGTTGTAGATCACACGATCATTGATATAGTACGTCTGGGTGCTGGACCACGGCAACGGAGATATGGCATTGGCCAGACCAGCCACGGTATTGTTGGGGCTGTTGGGTACGGCTATTTCTATATTGTTCACACGTATGGCTGTTCCAGGAGTCAGTGTGGGGTTGGCCACTGTGCTCACTGTGGCTCCGTACAATCGACTCTGATTGACGTGGCGAGTCACGCTGCCGTCCTGTATCAATGTCGACGTGTATCTAGGAGATCCCACGTAGATGCTGCAGTCGTTTGAACAAATTTGTACCGCAGATCCAAACTGTGATCCGGACTCCGGAGTTGATGCTGTTATCTTTTCCATGAACTGGAACTGATTGGTTTCAATTTCGATACTGTCACCAATATTGAGTACCACCGAACTGTTCAATACAATGTTGGATCCTGATAGAGTAAATTGGCCGTTGATGTACTGTGCAGAGTTGTATAAAAACGTACCGTTCAATAATACTGCTACCGGTGCTGTAACAGCACCCGGTATGACATAGGTCAATTGAGCAACGTCAGTGACCAAATAACGTACCACGCTGCGATCAAACACATAGGTTGAACCAGCATTGGCCACAACATTGCCTTGCGAATCTAGAGCAGAATCTGAATTGCTGCCCACAATCACGGTCCTGCCGTCGGTGCTGGTTGTGACCGCAGAACCAAATGCAGCGTCTGCAGATAACGATAATCCATCAACCGGCATAGCCGACATGTATTGCCAGTAATTGCCGGCAGTTATCACAATGTTGCTGCCGGACGCAGGCACAGTCAAAAAGGTCAGCTGGGTAGAAAATGTGTAGTCGATATAAGGACGTTGATATACTCCGTCAACTGCTATAGAAAAACTGTCGATGGACGTAGCTGTGTAAAGATAGGTGGACAAATTATAGGTGTCTGATCCAGTACCGGTCAATATGACCTTGTTGCGTCGAGTCACAAGTAATTGTATACCAGGCGACGGTGCTTGCGGAAAAACTATTGATGTGGCTGTAACAGTGTAATCAACGCCATTGGTCAATTGAACATTGTTCAAGGTCACAATCAATTGGTCAGGGTAGGCCGAATTGATCTGTATGGCTGTGTTGTACACAAACGACGTGGTTGTTAGATCCGTGGTGTAAGAGATAGATTGTGTTGGAACTGTGATCAGTCCGTAGGCATAGACCAGATTTCCACCAGGTGCGCCAACATACATCCAACGTTCATCTGCACTGATCACCACAGCAGTTCCAAATGCCACGGCCGCAGTCGAGGTGGGTGCTGTAAGCAATTGGCTCAATTCATAATCGTTGCTGCCGGGCACTTGATATATAGCAACGGCATATCCGCGACCAGCGTCGCTGGCTGGAGCTCCAGCAACAGCCCAGTTGCTGTTGCCCCAGCTGAGGCTGCTACCAAACGATTCTGTATTGGCTGCTGCCAACGTGAGTATGAGATTGTCTACATAAGTGCCGGCATTGGTACTGGTAGTAACACGTCGATAAGTTTCAACTGTGCCTCCACCAGCTGTGTTTGGACTGCCTACCAACAGGCTGTAATGATTGCTTGACTGCGCTATCGCAGATCCAAATAGATCATTGTATTGTGGAATGATTGATGATACAGTTTCAACTCCGGCAAACGGTGATTGTTTTTCCAATACCTGCCAGTGGCCCGACCCGTCATTGTCCACCCAGGCACGTGCGCCGGGTACTAGATCTGTGGCATACGACAATTGACTTACATCACTGGCCTGTTTGACACGCATGGTCTGTAGATGCCAGGCCAAACCAGTGCCAGTCAAGGTAGTCTGATTGCTGTTGACAAAACTGTAAGAAATTATCAGTTGTGTGGGCGAGCGTATGCCCAAGACACGATATACTCCATCCACAACTGTGGAGAAATATCTCACAATGATCAGGTCACCAATTGCCAGATTGGTTATAGAGCTAAATTGTGCGATACTGGTACCATTTAGATTGTCTGTGATCTGAGTCAAACGTCCAGGAACTTGAGCACAACGATAGATATTCCAGTCGTAGCTGTTGTCATGTGCCACCCAGACAGTGGTGCCTGTGCCAATGATACCAATGTTGGCAGCGATTGACGAAGGGTCGTCTAGACTGTATACTGTGATATCAGCATCATTGATGTTTACATATCCGGCCGACGGCAACGCAGTCTGCTGAGTGGTAGGATATATGGTAGGTAGGATATTGGTTGTGGCAATGTTGTAGCTTTCGCTCCAGAGATTGCTCAGTAGCACAGTTTGGTTGGCCTGGCTGATATCTCCTGGTTGTATGATTTGCACTGTGCTAGGGTTGTTGGGCAACAAGGCTTGGTTGAGATTGATTTCAAAATAGCTTCTGTTGGCCGTTGCTCCGTAGGTTCCGATCAACACACCCCAGGTTTCGTAAATCTTGTAAGTGCCACTGCCTTTGGCCAAAGACACATTGGTAAACAGATCGGTGGCCTGCAGGCTGCCTTTGGTCTTGATAAACTGCTGATAAAGATTGACCTGGCTCACATCGTCTAGACCAAGATTGGCCATGTACTGTCTGGGTGTGAACCCAATCAGATTGTACGCCAACAAGTCATTGCTGTTGTTGAGATTGGCTGTTTGTGTGTTGTAGGTATTGGCCAGCTGATCAGCCTTGTTGGCCAGATTGGCCAACAAACCTTTTTGAATGCGTGCCCAGTTGCTCAAGAACCAGCTGTTGTAATCAAATGCAGCAGTAGGTTGTACAGTGCCGTTGGCCTGCCAGTATTGATTTTTGTATCGTACTAGGTCGCCCTTGGTGTATCTCTGAGTAGGATCCCAAGCCAGCACGTTGTCCTGATTCAGCATGAACCCGCGAGCATTCAATGTGCCGTCCCACATGGTGCTGTTAAATGCATTCAGATACAGCCTATTTTGTCGCTCGGCTGTGGTAGGATCGTAAATCACATCTCCAAAAATATCCACATTGTCAAACACGATCATGTTTTCGTAATCGGTAAATTTGAGATTGAGATAACTGATGGCCTGACCAGTCGACAAATCGGGCTGTATGACAAAACTGTCGCCAAACCGCTGTATGACAAGATTGCGAGTGGCAAATGTCTGTCTGTTTTGATCCAGCAGTTGATTCTGTGGACCGTAGCTGACAATGCTGTCAACTACAGCTCCGGGAGTGCTGACTGACAATTGACTGGCTGCTGGATTGAGATTGATCAAGGTTCCGGTTTGCCAGCCCTGCTGACTGAAATACAGGAATTCCTGGGCCATCTGACGCCAGTCCAACACATACCCATTTTCTATATAGGTAAATGACATTCCCTGCGTCTGAAGATACTGGCCGTAACTCAACAAGAAATCAACCACCATGTTGCGATTGGTAAACACATAGCCGTACGGTATCCGGACTGTCTGGTTGCTGTACTGTGCTGGCACCTGCACTGTGGCGCCGCCGGCTGATATGGTCTGAGTGATACCGTTGACAGCACTGACCAAGATAGTAAAATAGGCCTGATAGGTGCTGTATCCGTATACCGACCAACCGTTGTCCACTTTTTCTATCACGACTGAGCTGTAGGTGGATTGCGAGTACGGTTGATCTTTGTACAGCAGTAGATGATAACTTTCAGGCGGAATCAGGAGACTTTGATTTTGACTCTGTGGACTGGATTTTTCAAGAGATATTTCCAGGCTCTGTTGATCGGTCCAGGCCGCCATGCGGTAGCACAATCTTACATCCACATTGGCCAGATCGCTGGCAAGGCTGTCAGTGCTGTTGACACCCATCTGTTGGTTGTAATCCACTATCCAATCAATATAGCTGGCCTTGCTGACTCCGTTGCCATAAATTTCTAATTCGTTGGCATTGAGTCTGTAACGTTTGTTGTAAAGATACTGGCTCATCGTGGCCGAATACCGATAAAGATCTCGGTCGGCAAATAGACTGAAAAATTCAGCGGGTCTGGTCAAGGCCAACAGGCGCATGACAGCAAACGGATAACTCGAGCTGGACCACCACGATGCTTCTACTGGACCACCATCGCCCACAGTCCAGCTTTTACGGAACGTGTTGGGGTTGTAGAGTCCAACCACGCTGCTGACCGGAGGCAACAGATTCCCCAATCCATCCACCGGTATCACCTGTGTGAGCCCGGGTCTGGCAAAATTAGATTTTATGTAAGGCGCTACTGGATCAGCCACCAGCCCCTGTTCAAGATCGCCCCATAATACCAAATTGCCGCTGGTATATGGCGGCAGACCGTAACGATTGGTCCACCAGACTGGCTGTTCAGTAAAGCCCAGCATTTCCCAAGGTGTCAGATTGGGTGTAATAGTATCATAAAAATAGCGATAGATACCGCGCCAGGCTCCTTGCTCTAACACCTGATTGTTGATCCGATTGCCGGCGGTGCTGTAGTTGTAGGTAAATGCGTTGTTGGCCAGGTAATCCTGTGCGGTATAGTCCAGTTTGTTGTAGCCCGCCCAGCTGAGGAAATCTTCACCCAAGATCTGTGTGATTTCAGCTTCGGTATAATCTGTGGTTCGAAAAAACCCGGGCAACACTTCGTCTATGGTAAGTGGTACCGGGTTACCATCTGTCTTGAGATTGCTGTAGATACGCTTTTCAAATTCCAGCAAGATGTCGTCGCGGATATCGCCAAACGCAACAGTGATGCTGCCGTCGTGCCCTTGTATGACCGGAGTTGGTTGGACGTAATCCGGGCTGATGTAGGCCCTGGGAGTCCATTTGGGATACAGTCCCAGCTTGGTAGGAGTGTTGGGTACAAAGTTGCCGTAGGTTGGATTGTATTCGTTGATGGTGACTGTATCGCCGGTGTTTAAAGGCACCAGTATGGTCAAGGTTGGTGTGCCTACACCGGTTTCGTAATCAACACCACGTGTCAACAGGGCGCCATTCAGGTACACCAACAGTCCTAAATAGTTGCTGGTGGTAAAATCGTAAGTCTGTACAGTGTTGAATCGGTTGGTCGTGATTGCTGTCACTGTGGTTGAGTTTGATGCCAGTCGAGTGCCAGTAGGCAGCATGTCACTCCAGTAAAACGGACTGATACTGGTATCACCAGCCGTGATCAAGCTGACTGCACTGTCCAGGATCTCAGGCACGGTCTGCGTTCCAAAATCGTTTGTGATCACGGCGTTCAACAGTTGATTCTTGAACTTGATGTATTCGCGGCTGTTGAATACCAGCGAATCAAAAATATTATATTCGGTACTGCGCAAGAAAAATCCAGCCAAGGTCATGGGCGAACTCTGTTGCAGGATCTGCAATCCATACGGCACCAGATTGCCTAGATCTCGGGTGTTGTTGGCACCAATTACAGGTCCTTCAAGATTGATTAGATTTTGCGCAATGGTACTGTAGTGATTGCGTGCTGTTCCCAGAGTAAACGTGCTGGAATTGTTGTTGAGCGGATTGTTTTCAAGATTGATTGGTACCTGATAAAACCCTGTGGCACTGACCTGATTGCTCAACACTTGCAGTTCGACTGTGTCTCCTACTGCGATTACCCCGGATGCAAACGTGATAGTGGTAGTGGCCGATGCCACAGTATAGCTGTAATTGTATGTGCCGGTGTCGGAATTGTAAGGTTCTAGAAATGCTGAATTCACAAAGATCTGTACAGCCGGGACCACTGTACTGGTCGACACAGCCACATCCAACTGCAACGGCAATCCGGCATAAGTGAACCCAAACTGCTGTCTCACTTGGCTCTTGGACACGGCTGTTTGCCAGCCTATTTCAAGATCAAAGGCAACTCGTGTCTGGTACTGTCTGACAAATCCGGTGCTGAGTGGAACTGTAACTCCGGTGTTGTTGGTGGTATAAACAAAACTGTCGGCATAAAGATTGTTATCAAATACTATGTCGCCCAGGTTGGTCAAATTCAAATAGGTCAGAGGAAATCCCAGATACGGATCATTTGTACCGTTGCTGACTGCATAACTGGTTAGATAGCTGCCGAGGAAATTGGAACTGGGATATGTGGTTTGATCGGCAAAGCTGATACCGTTGAGATCGTACACATCAAATCTAATAGGCTGGTTCACGCTGTTTTTTTGCTGTGCCAGGATCCAGTTGGCTCCATCAAAGTAGTAGGTGACACCGATCAAGGTTGTGCCGGCTAGACACACTGTGGACTGATCAGCTAGCACTGTGGCGATCGGAATCAGATTGATAATGGGTTCCGGTATCAAAGGAGCCACTGTATCTGGGGTTATAAACGTCACTTGATACACTGTTCTGCGCACCGCAACGTCTTGATCCCCGGCAAAAATTATGGTACTGCCTTCGACCAACTGATATCCATCGGTCGCAAACCCCAAGCTGCCTTCCACTGTGCGCAAGGCATCGGTCTGACTAAAATCAATTATGTCAACCGGTGCAATGCCCTGGGTGCCAAACCCAAACAGGCGTGTACCTCCACGGAATTCCAGAATTGGTCTCTTGGCTCGTAGAGTCTGATCCAGTACCACGTTGGTCCTGTTGTATGATCCAGTCTGCTGTATCACATCCACATGGAACCATCTATTGCTGCGGCACCAGGGATTGAGATCCAGACTGTCTCGACTGCTGGTAAGGTAATCAGGATAAAGCGGCAAACCCGATAGATAGGTTTCCGGTGTAAAAAAATCGGTAACCGGCAACAGTTGTATGGCTGTGCCCACACCTTGCACATAATACTCGTTGTTTTGGTATCCAGCTGGAACTGTGGTTCCAGTAAACAGTACCTTGAGACCGTTGGTAAACGTGACTCCATTGGGACTGGTATAGGTCTTTCTGCCCAGAATGTTGCCAACATCTAAAACACTCGTGCCTGTTAAATCAACCAGTTCGATCACGCCAAACATGGTCGGGTCTGTTCCGTCTTGGTAGTACAGCAGATCACGTGTGGCTGTCAACAAGGGCATTTGTACCAGTAGACCTGAAGCATTTTTGTACCATCTGGTGCTGGCATAGGTGGCTCCAAACAACACACCAAACTGAGAAAGATTGTTTATAGACAGCACATTGATCAGCTGTATGATCCCACCTGTTTCACTGACCAGCCAGACCACATACAGATCTGTGTCTGTGGTATTGACGGCATTGAATACCAGTGTTCTACCAACAATGTTGGTCACACCATCGATGCCTGCAGGATTGGTTGCAAGAAAGTCTGTCAATGCTATGCCGTTGATCTGATCAAACAGCAAAGTGGTGACCAAATCCACGGTACCTGTAGGTTGATTGGGCAGGCTACCAATATAAGGCAGATTGTAGTAGAAATTCTGTGCAGTGGTAGCAGGTGTATTGAACGTGACAGTACCAAGATCAACTCCGTTGTTGACCACACCGTACACATCACGACTTGAAATATTAGGGGTAGATGCAACAACTCCATTGATACCCGGATCAGTCTGTATCCAAAACCCCGGACCGGTGCCAGCAACAGCATCGACTATATCAAACGTGCCACGTAAATTGAATTCAGTGCTGTTACAGTAGTACAGGGTATCGGGCGCATCTTGTGGCACTGTGAAAGTGATCAGCCCGGACACAGCACCGTTGTTGGACACTCCCGAGTTGTAAAGATTGATCGATCCATAGCTGGCCTCGGTCTTGATATAGAACGGAAGTGGCGCCGACAACGACAAATCAAATGTATAAGTGTTACCCCTGGTAAGGGTCAGGGTCGGATTGCTGTCATAGTCTATGACCCAGGCTGTGGTTCCATTGTTGGTTACACGGAACTGTATGGTGGCCTGGTTGTTTTGTGCTACCAGGAAATTGTAAGTGCCGTTCCTGGCCAAGGTCAAGGTTGGATTGTTGCCAGCAATTCCGCTGAAAGTATAAAAACCGTCATTGCGTGTGACTGTGAAATTTTCGTAGGTAGGTATGCCAGTGGCATTGACTGTGACTGCATCGGGTCCGTTGGGCAACCAATAGTATTCCGAATAATTTATGAACTTGTCGAAATCCACAAACGGATCCCAGGTGTAATACTCGCTGGTATACAAAGATGAACTGTTGGCAACCACAGCACCTTGAACGGCCAGAGCATCATTCATGCCCGGATAGGTTATGGCATCCACCACCTGGGCAGTATCAGCAGGATTGACCTGCACTACACCGGGTTCCAGTTGATACTGATTGCGAGTCGCAGTTGGTTCAATCACGTATTGGTCGTTGGCATTGACTCCAGGACCGATACGTTGTCCTATAAATCCTTGTCGTTTGGCAAATGCTGGTTCTTGAGTCAGCTGATCCAGCGTGGCAGCCAAGAACTGCCGGTTGATCGGAGTCTGGAATACTTCAGGTAAAAGGTCTGCGGTACTAAATTGTGCGCTGGGTATGGTCATCAAATCACCCCGCTGCCAGGAGCAGTCTGCAGATTGGTGCTGGTCAGGGCTGTTATGACTTCTATGTCATTGACTGTGGCCCCGTTCACAAATATCTGGTTGGGTGCCGATCTGATCTCGTAAAGATCACCAAAGCTCTTTTGTGGATCCAACGGAACCAGGACCACGCTGCTCACTATGCCACCAATCTGTTGATGTATGTAAGCCGACAGTTCGCTGAAATAAAACGTGTCTCCAAAATTCCAGTTGGCCAGATCAAAATAGGCGGCCATGGTGGCTACCACACTGTTTTTAATTTCAGTGATACTGGTTGTGCTCAAAGGATTTTGTATGACCTTGATAGTGGCTCTGAGTGCAACATCGGCTTTCTGTCCAAACAAGGGTTGGAAATCAACCGAGTTCAAAATGACATTGTCGCTGATCATCTTGTAGGTGTCTAGTCCTTGATAGTCAGTACTCAGTTCATCAATAGTGGGCGGACTAGGCTCGCTCACTGTGCCAGTCACATCCTGGATCCAGTTTTGATAGGCTGTGTAGTAAGCATTGGTCACCAGATACAGATCGATGATGTTGGTACTGCCCGGGTCAATACGACTAGACAGGGGACTGTTGTGTCTGTACTGGAAATAGAATCCTTGTCGACCCACTCGTGCTGCATACGTGTTATCAACTGTGAGCATGTTGTTGCCTGTGCTATCTCGAGTGATAGTGTAAAATACTTGGTTGGTAATGGTGTTGCTGGGATACTGATTGTAGGCATAAAAAGTCTGGCCCACAGTGTATTGACTCAAGGCCAACAAGATGCTGGCCTGGTTGGGATAACTGGTGTTGACTGTGCCTGGATCGACCAAGATATAGCGTTGTAGATTGTCAAAATCCACTGTTTGCTGGAAGAAGACCAATTTTTGATTGGAGTTGGTTGCGGGTGCGACCAGCTCATCAAAAAAGTCAGGATTGATTGGTACCGAGCTTCCGGGTTGGCTGGCAAATGAAATTTCTACCTGGAAGTCGTCGACCAGTCCATCGGTCAAAACTGGCTGAGCTATGATATTGACTATGCTGTCGTTGGGCAGGGGGTAGTTGGTATCGGGCTGAGTGTTGATTTTGAGCACATTGATATAATCACGTATCACTGTGCCGGTACGACTGTCGTAGATTGGATCTGCTGTGTAAAAGAAAAATCTAGTCTGGGCCACGCTGCCAAAAAAGTATTCTAGAGATCTTGATATCACTGTGTAGTTGTTGCCGTTGGTGGTGCATTGTATCAACCAGCTGGCATCTGCATTGGTTCCGGATGTGTTTTGTGCGTTAGCAAGATCAAACGTGGCATTGGTTGCCAGATTTGAGCTGGTGATCACATACCAAGTGGCTGTGAGATTGTTGTAGCCCAGGCCAAAATTCTGATTGAGATAGATCTGATTGACCACGCTTTGTTTGACCGAGATTGGCAAATCTGTAACCAGTGTGGGGATGACCAAACTGGCGACAGCACCTGTAGGTACAAATGTATTGAGCACCACTGGACCTACTCCGGTGGGCAAGTTGCCTAGGCCTTGACCGGTGCCTGACAGATAAACTGCGGTAGGGCTGGCCCAGATCTCAGTTTTCTCAGTGGGTGATGTGGCCGACCCAGGTTGTAGATTGTTGTCGGCATCAAAATAATAGCCGGACGGCGGAACAAACTTGACCAGGCTGCCAACTGTGATGTACTGGGCATTGTTGCTGGCCGCTGACCCCACAGGCACAGCATCGCCACTGCTGTTTTCAAAATAGCCAGTGACTTCGTTGGTCATGGCCGTACTTTGTTGCCAACTGTAGTTGAGGTTCAACAGGTTGGGTCTAGGAAAATTGGCATAATAAAATTGTTGTAGGCCGGCCTGGGTCAACAGCGGATTGATCTGGTTGTAGACCACGCTGCTGATATCGTTGATGCTGAGCCAACTGAACAAGAATGCTGGAGTTAGATTGGTTTCATACATGGCGCCATCACTGGCAAATATGTTGGTGCTCGAGTACTTGCCAGTACCATCCACTAGGTCCAGATATCGGCTGGTTCCTATGCTGGCTCGGTTCACAGCTGCGCTTTTCAAGATACTGTTGTACTGTGTGTAAGGAAAATTGGTATAATCCTCGCCATTGACCATTCTGTTTTGTGTATAGTACTGGGCCGGAGCACGTTGCTTGATATCGTTGATGGTTTCACGGGCCTGGGCGTTGGTTACCGGCTGAGTGATACCGCAGTTGAATGTGAGTGTTTCAATCTGTCCAGTGCGACTCACATAGCTGATAGGAATCTGTATGTTCTGCATTTCCTGCGGATTGATGATATAGGTCAATCCGTTGCTGGCCCGCACATAGGTCCTGAATGTGCCCACCGGTATGGTGCTGAAAATGCCGTCGCCAAAATTCAGCGTGATTTGATCGTTATTTCTACTGGCTATGCTGTAGATCTGTTGGGTTCCAGCCGAGGTCTGCTGTGCTGCGGCCGCATACACGCTCTGCACAGGAAACCAAAAATTTTGCACGTTGCCCAAATTGTCCAACTGATACAACCATACGTCAGTGTTGTTGATACCATCTATGTTGATGTCTACGGCACGGTTGGTTATGCGTTCAACCAGATTGAAATCTTGATTTTGCAACGTGCCTTGCTTGAAGAAGAAAAAGAACCCGGTGTTGGCACTGGCAAATCCCAGCTGATCGTTGCGGAACAGGATGTTGAATTGACCGTCTGGAAGAGGAGGCGGTTCGTACACATAGTCCTGACCAGCACTGGTGGCATTGACAGCTTCAAACGGCATGCTGATGCCATCCACCACAGCAGTGTAAGGCACTACCGGTAGATAGCCCGGAACCAGATTGATGGTATATTCTTGGGTGTTCACGCCCAGTATGGTCTGGCTGGCAGCAGGACGTCCAAAACGTTGTGTGTTGAGCAGACTGGCATTCAGTATGGTCGTAAACTGTTCTTGCCAATCTAGATTGGTTGGATCGGCCCAGTTGACCGTGATGTTGCTGAGATTGACGCCGTTGTAGTCAACTAGATTTTCTGTGGTGCTGATGCTGAATACCTTGAGATAGCCCGAAGCTTCGGTGTTTCTGAGAGGTACATAGCTGACCAAGTTTGACAGCTTGATCACACTGTCTCTACGCTCAGCTGTGCCTAGATAATTTTCTCTGTTGTTGAGATCGGTCCTGAAGGCCAAGCTCTGACCCATAAACGCCATCACATCCAACAGGGCTATAAATTCCGAACTTTCAATATAGTCGTTGAAGGTTTCTGGATAATACAAGCGCAAGTAATCCACAAAGGTCTTGCGCAGGGTTTCAAAATCATAGCTTTGGAAATTGGCTTCCTGATAGGTCTGATAGATCTGTTTCCAGTCTTGAACTCCGAATATCGCAGTTTGTCTTGTAGTTGTGGCCATATGTATTCCAGTGTTGAGTATTTATGGACTTTAAAAACTACGTATATTATAAGTAGCTGGCCATGTTCTGCGTCTGATCAAAAAAGATAGACAAACGTTGGGCATCGGTACTGGGTACCACAGTCAATTGCAGTTGTATCAGTAGTCCGTTCTGTTGAGGAAATACTTCAATTGAACTGATGTGGATCCTGGGATCGCCGCTGGCCACACGTTGCACTTCGTTGTACACAGCTTGTATGGTATCTTGAGTTTGATTCTCAAACACAAAGTTCCATAACGTGGTGCCATACCCGGGCACGCCTACCAGTTCTCCTTGGCGGATACTGAAAGCATTCAACAAGTCTCGTTTGATCAATTCAAAATTGGTCAAGGTAAAATACTTGTTTTGATTGATGGTGTTGAATCCAATAAATGTGGCCATGCTGTATTTAACCTATTAGATTGTTCAGAGAGTCTGATATTACGCCGCCGGCTTGTTTGGTTATATCTTGCACAGTACTGCTCACAGCGTTAGTAGCTGTTTGTTGTATTTGACTCAGCAGTGCTCCGCCCTGACTCTTGAGATTTTGCAATATGTTAGAAGCGGCTGTTATATCGGCACTGGCATTGAGACTGATACTGTTGATTGATGGAAAATCAAACAGCGGAGTTGGCACCTTGGTGCTGCCAATGATTTTGGTCAATGCCACATCAAGAGTTCCTCTATCCACAGTATTGCTATAGCCGGCTGCCACTTGTGTACTAGATACCAGACTGTCACCACCGCCACCAAATAGTCCGCCCAGGCTCCCAAGACTGCCCAGGGCTCCTAGACTGCTGAGACCGCCAAAACTGCCCAACAAACTACCTACACCACCACCGCTCAACAGACTGGTCACTGAACTCAACCCACCACCGCTCAACAGACTGGCAGCTGCACTACCCAAACTACCACTGCCACTCAACAGACTGGCAGCTGCACTACCCAAACTACCACTGCCACTCAACAGGCCAGTCACTGAACTCAACCCACCACCATTCAACAGGCCGGAGACCGCACTACCTATGCTACCGGTGCTGCCAAGCAAATTGGTCACGGCGCCGCTACCTAGATTGGTCAAGCTGCTAATATCAAAATTTCCTAAATTGGATAGTGCCGCAGCAGGGTCGCTGAAAGCTGTGGCAAACTGTCCGGCCTTGCCGGTGATGTCGAGATTGCTGGTTAGATTGGATATGCTACTACCGATGTCGCCAGGCAGAGCATTCACTAGGCTGCTGCCAAGATCGAAAGTTCCGGCGGCCGGACCGGTAATACTGCCCAAAAGATTGTTGGCGATGTTGCTTGCTTGGCCGGTGATACCGCCCAACACAGATGAAACGTCGCCCGAAGACAATTGGCTCCAGGCTGCGGTGGCTGCTGATCCAAAACGACCAGCATTGGATACTAGAGCTCCTACATCTCCAATTGCAGTATTGGTCAAATTGCTGATTATACCACTTGTGTTGGTAAAATTGCCAACAGCATTGGTAATAGCATTGACAGCACCAGACGATATACTGCTGATGTTGGTCAACGGACTGCTCAGCAAACTGGCTACGGCAGTACCCGACAAAGCAGATGACACCGAACTGGGCACCGAGAGACTGGCACCGATGCTGGCACCCAGCGCACTCACTGTCTGCAGACCGCTTTGACTGAAGATTTGACCTACCGAAGTGGTCAGGCTCTGAGCGGTAGCAGGCAAAATTGTTCCACTGGACACCAAGCTGTTGTATCCAGTTTGCAACAGATAATTTTGTGCATCTGTTTGTGACCCGGCGTTGTTCAAGAAATCGGTGACCGATTTTATTCCGTTTTTACCTGTCCAGATTCCAGCAGCCGACAGTACCGAGGTCATGGGCGATGGATCAAATATGAATCTTTGCCAAGTACCGGGCTTGACATATCCGGCCTGTTCCAGTTGTACACAACTGAATCCGTATTGGCCTACTCCTTTGTCGTCGGTCATGACCGTGGCCGGTTGATCCACTAGATTGCTTATCTGTGCCAGGATACCTTGAACCTGATTGCTGCTCAAGGGTCCGATGGGGTTGGGAGCCAAAGTTCCTGTTGCCACATTGACCAAGTCAGCTTGACCGACAGGGTTGACCAAGGGCGTGGCAGTCAAATTGGGCAGACCCTGTGAGATTGACACACCATTGGCTGCAGTCGAGACCAGGTTGACAGTGGGAATGTTGTTGACTATGGCCACTATGGCCTGTGTGTCGACTCCGGCTGTGCCTCTATCCAGCCGGCTGAGAGCAAACTTGGTCACTGTTTCAGTGGCACTGGTCAAGGTCTGTCCTGGACTGTAACCCACAAATGCGCCTGCAGCCACTTGACTGTAAAAGATCTGGTCGGCTTGCAACTGCGTGGTACCCGTGGGTGCAGTCATGCGGAACGTGGATCCTGAAGGAAGGGTGTAATTGAATACGCTCATGATATCTTGGTTATCGAAACTCCGACTGGTAAATCTGGCGCATCTATAGGTGGGCTGGGTTGGCCGCTGACCCCTAGACTGGTCTGGTTGTTTACACCTTGATTATGGTACGGGTAAGGTTCATGAGTGGGCGCTCGCGTGACACAACTCTTGGTGCCAGTGGGACTTACCTGCCAACCGGTGCTGGGGTTGAATGTGGTATTGGGTTGTAGATAATCAGTGATGCCTTTGGGAGCCGAAGCCGGCAGTCCTGGACCACTATTGAGCAACAACAAGGTGCCACTGAGACTGAGTGCAGCACCTGCACTCCAGCTGCCCAACTGACTCTTGATGGCCATGGTGCCACCGGTCTTGATATCCATGCTTTTTTGTCCAAACAGCTTGAGTCCGCCCTTGCATGCCAAGTCAGCATCCGTGTCGCTCTGTATGCTGGTACCTTTGGCACTTTTGAGATTCATTTTGCCACCGGCAAATATGTTGACATCTTGATCGGCATGCAAGTTGATAGTGCCTTCGGTTCGCAGATTGACTGAATTGGTTGTGAACACATCCAAGGTGCCTTCTTGACCCAGTTCTACCCAGGCCTGACCGTTGGCATGGCAGATGTAGAAAAAATTACCGTCGTCGCTCATGGTGATCTGATGTCCTTTGCTGGTGCGTATCCGGATCAGATTGTCAGTACCGTCTTGCGCTCCATCGTCCATGACCAAGGTGTGACCGCCCCGACGACCGATCACGTTGATACTGTCCAGGCTGGTGGCATCTAGAGTCTTGGCATCGGCAGTGTCGCCCAGGCCACCTTGGTAGATTGCACGCCCCGGTGTGCTTATTCCATAACAGTGACTGGGGCTTTCGCGTTGCGCACTGGACCCAATGGGTCCACGCATGACATCGTTGTTGAGTCCTTGCTGGAACAGAATCGCGGCCACATAGCTGTGAACTGGTTTGGTGTCATTGAAAAACGTGGCGCTTTCACTGGTTTTGGGATTTTCTGGGCTGTCGTTGATTTCGGTGACCGGCAGTCGCGAGCTGTTGGCCAGATACGCAGCCTGTGTTGAATTCTGCGCGGCAGCCTTGTTGGCGGCCACCGATCCAATGGCCGGGATCATGTGAGTGACTCCGTTGTTGGGCAAGCATCCTATGTAATAGCCGTTGCCGGGATCATCATTGATAAAGATACAGATTACCTGCACACCAATATCGGGTGTGGTAAACCACATGCCGTAGCTTTGTGAGTTTCCGTCCAGGAAAGTGCCGGTTCCGGCAGTGCCACCTTGCGGTGTGGCTCCGTAAAATGGAGTCACGTAACTGACCCATTTCCAGGCCGTTTCATCTTCCTCGTTGGCTCCAAATGCCGTGATATAGACCTGCAAACGACCCATGCGTGTGGGGTCAGTGTTGTTTTTGACTATGCCAATATACGGGCCGCCAGTGCCAGGTGTGCCACCGCGATTCTGATCAAATGTTTTAGGTGTGCCACGACTGCGTTGATAATTTTGTAAACCCATGTGTTTTTCTTTCTGTCAGTTACTTTACATATCAATTGCTATAGTTGTTGGGATTCAATGGATTGTTTGGTGCCAACGGAGTACGATTTCCTGAAAAAGGTCCGCCGGGTTGTCGTGCTTGCAAGAACGGATTGAATGATGTGCCATTTGGACGGACTATACTGGCTGCCATGCCAACCGCGGCCTGATCCTGTTGTTGTGACGGTTTTAATGGAGTAGTGCCCGTGAGAGGTGGTGGCGATGTTGGTTTCGTTTTTGGTGCAACACGTTCTACTGGTGCAGTGCTGTTGGCCTGATCTGGTTTGCTTTCGATCAAGAGCTTGCCTTCCAGTTCTTGTTCAAACTTGCCACGGCTGAAAAAACTTCTACATTCAGATGCATAATAGGTATTGTTGACCTTGGGTCTTCCTTGGGTGTTGTTTAGATCCATCACACCAGTGGCAAAATCGTAATCGGCTGGCTGATTCCAGTTGATGTCAAAATTCACCATCTGGCTGTCGTAATTTATGCTGCCATCGGCATTGAATGGATCAAATGTGAACTGCTGTGCTGTGACCCCGGTAGTGACCGATCCTTGCTGTAGCCAGGCCGGGTCCCCCACTATCCTGATTTTGGCCAAGGCATAATCTGTCTGGCTGTAAAGGAAATCTGCGGCACTGTCGGCTGCTGCATTGGTATAGGTTCCGGTCTGTTGGCCAGTTTTTTCGTTGGTAGTGGGCATGGCTGTTTTGCTGTATTGCTCACGATAATTGATGGCCACAGCACTGTTTATCTGTGTTGCCTGGCTGCCATTCATTATGATGTTGTACGATGCATCGTATTTTTGTTCAAAACTCAGTACCTCGGTATTTTGCCCAGTGAACCAATAGTTGTAGCTCTTGTGACTGCCTCTATATCGGCTGTCAGGAAAATAGTCGCTCACCATCTTGGTTATCGAATACGGAGTGATCACAAAGGTCATGTGATAGGCAAAATCTCGCCGCAGATTGTCAAGTCCCAGACTGATAGCCTGCACACTGACGTTGTACCAGGCTATGATGCCGTTGCTGGTGCTGGGTATGTTTTTTTGCGTGTTGGCATCAATCTGCGCGGTTGCTTGCTGGCTGATGTATTCACTGCTGCGCATGATCTGATCAATGACCTGGATGATTTGTGTGCCGGCCTGTACGTTCCAGTTTTGACTGTTGCTGCTTACTGCATCAGTTGTTGAATCTAGTGCTTGTCTGGCTGTGGCAGCGTTTTTGCCAGCGGTTTTTGATCGATCGGTACTGCCAGCTTTCTTGACCTTGCTGCTGCCCAGTGCGATTGGATTGAATTGGAATTCATAAAAGTCAGCAATTTGATAGATGCCGTCTTTGACCAACTGGTTCTGATAGGTGTTAAGGGCTTCGGCCAGACCGGTAAAGGCATAGTTGGAATTGCCAGTGGGTGCCGACGTGGCTTTGGCTGGCGGTGATGCAGGATCAACTGCGGTTGGTTGCTGTGGCTGTCGTACACCGGGTATCTTGAGATCAGCAGGTGTCTTGGGAGTCTCCAGCACCGGATTGCCCCGCTGTAGATAGGTGTTGGTGGCAGTGATGTAGGCATTCTGTGGTTTGTTGGTGAGATCAGTCATGGCTAGTATATTCCAGGAGTGTCACTATAGGTTAAACTATTACCCGCATTAAATGTTCCAAACTGTGTGATTTGCTGTTCAGCAGCTATAACTGTTGCTATAGTTGTGTTGGCATTGCCTGGTGGAGTTGTTGTTGTAACACGACCATCCTGTTTTGGAACCAGACCAGCCTGCGCCGGTTTACCGATCAAGAGGTCCTTGACCGTGGTTCCGCTTAACTGGAAATTGTATGGCACTGTGCCGCGTGCCTGGGCAAAGGGCAACTGACCCCTGGGCACACATTCCACATGATATTCAATGCCGCGACTGTTGGAACCCGGAGCCATGGCAAAAGTGATGTTGACCAGCTGGAACGGATAGATTTTTTGTACTATGGCCTGTTGACTGCCGTTGGTTCCCATGATGGGTGCCTGCAGATTGCCCTGTGCGTCATAGCCGTAGAATCGTATCACAAGACAATACATGGCCCGTAGATAGTTTGGTGGTTGTATGGATATAGGAGCTTGTCCGGGTCTGTACAGCAGATTCTGTGCAGGATCATAGTCCCCGGTATTGTCGTATCCATACAGTGCAGACACAGCCGAATACAAATTGCTGACCAAGGTCACACCGTTGGGTTCGGTGACCTTGAACTTGATACTGGTAGCAGTGTGAGCCATTTGTGTGCCATTCTGCGGAATCAAGGTGTGTATTTCAAGATCGTCCATGTAATAATCTAATGGAAAAAACTGATTACGAATGGGCAGGCTGTTGTTGGCAGCAGTGGCTCCTGTGGTCTGTACCGGTGCTCCGCCGCTTTGCATCAACAGGCTCCAACCACCCACGTTACGATTTCCGCTCTTGATCAGATCATTGTATTGAGAATCGGTCATAAGATACCAGCTGAGCTGATAGGTGTAGCTGGCAAACTGATCCAGCACATTGGGCTGTGTGGGTATGCGTTGATTGGTATTGGACTGGAAGGCAAAGCGTATGATGTCCTGGGCCGAAGTACCAATACCATCACTGTTAGGGGCACCTTGGCCGGGCTGGCTGGCAGCGCTGGCCCGGAATTCGTTGCCAAGTATGGTATTAGCACCGACTCCACCAGGCAACAGGTTGTTCACTGTGGAAAAAGGCGGAGTGGCCTGACTTTGACTCAAACTCAGGCTCTGGTTGGCCGGCAAGCCCGATGTCAACAGGCGATTGTTGGTCCCCACAAACCGACTGGCCAGACCACCAATGCTGAACCCTTGGGCCGCAAGGCTGTTGTTGGCAACAGTAACCACAGTGTTGGCAATCGTTTCTGCCCCCACAATCGAGGTCACTGGTGAGGTGGGAGCTGGCGGATTTTGACTGATGGCACCTTCGTCGCGAGCATCTGCGGCCTCGACCACAATCTGGGCAGCACTGTCTTGTGGTTGTCCGGCTAGTTCGTCCATGCTAGATCCCCAATACTGCCTGCAAGGTACTGATCTGTGGTAGATAGATAGACGTACCGGCTGCAAAATCCAAAGGCGGTGTTGTCAAGGTATTAGGATTTCGTTGATAAAACACCCACCACAAACGACTGTTGCTGTAAAGGTCAAATGCCAACAGATCGGGCCTGTACTGATAGGTAGCCGTGATAGCCCAGTAACGATCGTCCGACAACACCGGTATGGGCCGGTTGGTCATGGTATCTAGGAAAAATTGGCTGTAGCCCGTGGTAAAATACGGACTGGCAGCATCATAGGTGACGGACATTACCAGAATCCTTTTGTGAGTTGGCTACCATTGGCAAAACTGTCTAGATTGAACACCTGGCTGACCTGTTGACGACTTTGTACCGGCAACAGGGTCAGCACTATTTCCATCTTGGTTGGCACATAGGTAGGGCTGTTGGTCAACGGTTGTGCTACCGGAGGGCGCACGTTCTGTGCCGCCCCTTTGGTCAAGAAAGCTGATGCCAACCGAGCCACTGAGGCCAGGGCCGGATTGACAGTATTGGTCTGGGCACGCAATTGGTTTTGCGGAAGATTTAGATTGTTGCTGCTGCCGGCACGTATGTAATCCACATCAGCTGGCAACGAGTAGTTGAACTGGCTGACCAAGACCGGATGTTGGTTGAATTGAAATTCGCCCAGGCCGTTGAGATAGCATATAGGTGGCGGTGATCCCAGGTGTGAGCTTTGCCCATAAAACATCTTGGTAACCGAACGGAAAAAGTGTATGACAGCCAGGAGATAATTGGCTTCTTGGGTGTTCTGTGCCGTGAATGCAGCGGTGACAGTTATGCTGTCAGTATAACTGTTCTGATAAAAATAACCACGATAGTTTGAATGTGTAAGGTCGTAGCTGTTGTAGTTGGCCTTGTAGCTGGTACTGATTGTGGGCGTGTAAGGAAATATGATGCCATTGGTGGCCCGAAGTGGCGACAGTATGCCCGAGGCAGCATCAGCTGCCGAATACAGATAATCGGCTCCGTTGGCCAGACTCAATCTCACACGCCAGTCAGTGTTGTTCACGCTGCGGTTTGTGTTGTTGATTGCTGGTTGATTCTGTGCGTTTGCAGTGCCGGCTCTGATAGCCGACGGACCTGCATTGAGCTGGTCCCCGCTGTTGCCGGCCGTGAATGCTGTGGAATCAGTATTGCTGGAGGCCTGTGCAGCTGCTACAGCATCTGCACCGACCGGAGTGGCCGACGACACAAAATTACTGACATCAGTGCCGCTGGAGGCCTGTGCAGATGCCACAGCATCTGCAACAACCGGAGCCGGTGTTCCAACAAAACTGCCAACGTCGGTGGTGTTGTTTTGATTGAGACTGGATAGACCGCTAAGTCCATATGTTACTGGTGCAGCCGAACTGTCAATTTGGCTGTCTGGCACTGTGTTTGAGTCGCCCACACTTGTTTGTGGATCAGGCGGATTGCTCACAGGGGGTGGTGATTGGCCTCGAAGTACAGCGGCCTGATCGTTGGCCAGCTGTGCTATCTGACTGCGTATGGCTGCGGCTGCTACACTGTTAGGATCTAGTTTTGCAAGTGCGGATTGTAATGCTTGTATATTTGCAAGGTAGCTGTTGGCCATGATTGTTCCTGTATATGATATTTAGCCAGCTAAATAAACGGACCAGATAATGATAATGGTTGACATTCCTGCAATGTGTTGTAAAATAAATACACTTCAAGGAGAATCGCACGTGGCCACAACCACTTTCAAAACACCAGCAAAAACCAATTATCTCAACAATCGAGATATCTTAAAAGAAATACACCTGAGCAAGAACACCTACTGCACATATCTGGATCCGGCTGCCGATCATCAGTACGACATAATCTTGCCCACGGTATTGAAAATCAACCAAAGAACCGTGGCCGAAGCCAGACGCAATCGTGCTGACCGTATCAAGCGAGAAACTGGACAGGTCATCGATCCAGTCAAAATCGCCAACACTGATCTGGTGTTCAGGATCACCTGTTGGGAACACATACCCATGGCGCCCAAAAAAATACCCAAGGGTGCAACCAAAAAGAAAAAGATCCAAGACATATTCGAACTGGATGCCGTAGAAGAAGATCCCATCGCCGATCTGGTAGATGATGCTGTGCTCAGCCCCAATCATGTGCGGTTGAACTTTCCACCGTTTTATCACTACCGTATAGATGAAAATCGCGAGCCGTACCTGGTGGGCAAGAGCCACTGGCAGGGTGACCTGGTACACGGCGAATTCTGCAAGGATCACGGCAAAATGACCCGCACCTTGGCCAACATGTTCATGAAACTGTGTGAACGCTATGCCACCAGATCAAACTGGAGAGGTTATACCTACAACGAAGAAATGCGCGGCCAGGCCCTGTTGCAACTGAGCCAGATCGGCCTGCAGTTTGACGAAAGCAAGAGCCAGAATCCATTTGCCTACTACACTGCGGCCATCACCAATAGTTTTACCAGAATCCTGAATCTGGAAAAGAAAAATCAAAACATCCGAGACGATATCTTGGAAATGAACGGTCTCAATCCGTCATGGACTCGTCAGAATGCCGGACGCAGAAATCCAGACATGATTGCCGGAGAGGTCGTATTCATCACTGAAGAATAGTATACTAGCAGGATGACAAATCTATTCCGTAAAGCAGCCATCTGTACTGACATACACTGGGGACTAAAAAGCAACAGCCTGATTCACAATCAGGACTGTGAAGCATTTGTTGATTGGTTCATAGACACAGCCCAGGCCCAAGGTTGCGAAACCGGCATGTTTCTAGGCGACTGGCATCATCATCGTGCCAGTATCAATCTACAAACTTTACACTTTAGCCTGCGTAGTTTACAAAAGCTCAGTGCAGCATTTGAACGCTTTTATTTTATTCCGGGCAACCACGATCTCTACTACCGAGACCGGCGAGACATACACGGTGTGGAATGGGCACAGCACTTGCCCAATATCACGGTGGTCAACGACTGGTTCAAATCCGGTGATGTGATCATAGCTCCCTGGTTGGTCGGCGACGATCACAAACGCATACCACGAATGTCGGCACAGTACATGTTTGGGCACTTTGAGCTGCCGCACTTCAAGATGAATGCCATGGTCGAAATGCCCGATCACGGCGAAGTTCGTGTGGACAGCTTTGGTGGCGTTGGGTCGGTGTTCAGTGGACATTTCCATCTTAGACAAAGCAAACGAAATATCAACTACATTGGCAACTGTTTTCCACACAACTTTGCCGATGCTGGCGATGCTGACCGAGGCATGATGATCCTGGAATGGGGCCAACAGCCCGAGTATCGGGCCTGGCCCGATCAACCCCTGTATCGAGTCATGCGGTTGAGCGAGGTAATCGACCACGGTGCCAGCATACTGACTCCCAACATGCATGTGCGTGTGGAGCTGGACATTGACATCAGCTATGAAGAAGCATCGTTTATCAAGAACACATTTGTACAATCACACAATCTCAGAGAGATGGCCCTGATACCCAGCAAAAGAACCACAGTGGATCTAGACCTGGCGCCTGGCGAAGTACGATTTGAAAGCGTGGATCAGATCGTGACTGACCAGCTGACCAATATCGAAAGTGAATTTTACGATCCCAAGTTGTTATTAAAAATATATCAAAATCTATGAAAAAAATTTTAGTATTTGGTGCAGGAGGATTCATTGGCCATCATCTGGTTACCAGATTAAAAAATGACGGACACTGGGTGTGTGGGGTAGATTTAAAGTATCCCGAATTTTCCACAACCGCAGCCGATGATTTTGTATTAGGCGACCTGTCTCTGCTCGAAACATACGATAAAATTCCAGTTGTTGATTTTGACGAATTGTACCAATTGGCTGCAGACATGGGGGGTGCCGAGTACATTTTCACTGGCATCAATGATGCAAAGATAATGCACAACAGTTCGTTGATTAACTTAAACAGTGCCAAATTTTGTATTAGCAAAAAAATTAAAAAAGTTTTCTTTTCAAGTAGTGCTTGCGTATATCCAATGCACAATCAACTTGATCCATGCAATCCAATTTGCACCGAAGACAGTGCATATCCAGCCAATCCAGATAGCGAGTACGGATGGGAAAAGATTTTTAGCGAAAGAATGTATTTGTCTTATGCAAGAAATTATGGATTAAATGTAAGAATAGCTAGATATCATAATATTTACGGCCCAGAAGGAACATTCCAGGGTGGCAAAGAAAAAGCCCCGGCAGCCATATGCAGGAAAGTTCTGACTTCCGATGATGTTATTGAAATTTTTGGAACCGGTAATCAAACCAGGAGTTTTTTATATATAGATGATTGTATTGACGGTACGCTGGCTCTCATGAATAGTGAATACAATAACCCAATAAACATTGGATCAGACGAAATGGTGTCTATTAGCGATCTGGTGGATATAGTGTTATCCATAGGAGAGAAAAAATGTGCCAAACGATATATCACTGGCCCAGTAGGAGTAATGGGCAGATGCAGCGATAATTATCTATGCAAAAAAGAAATTGGGTGGAGTCCGGTGATCAGCCTACGAGATGGACTGATAAAAACATACAACTGGATAACAACACAACTTGTTAAATAATTTTTTTCTTATTAATTTTCCGCAAGGTTCTGCTGGAAAATTTCTTGGCAGTTTGCTCATGGCAAGCCCAAGCGTTGCACACTATGATCAAAATATTGAAAAAAACAAAAATAACAAATTATGTTTGGAATACATAGAAAATCATTTTCAACGAAATTTTAAAAAATGGATAGCAAACGAGCCAAATCATGTAAATGCATGGAATTTGCATTTTTTAAGTAGTAAATACCCTCGTGGGGACAATTTATCTACGAAAGAATTTATAGAACAATGCAACACGCACGGAACAGACCACTTTAAACAAACTATCGCTGAAAATAAATTAATTTTACTACCGTGGCACAAAACAACCTTTCCTGGGTTTTTTGAAAAATCTAAAAAAATTACAATTTTAATTGATACAGACTCATTTGAATGGTTTGACCGAGCACTATGGAACAAACATTATGCGATAGAGGATGACAAAGTTGTATTGTTAATACACGATTGGAGACTTAACCAGTCCATGAAAAAATATTTTCAACTATACAACAATCCTTATTATTCCAATGATCCGATAGATGTATTTTACGATAAACACATTAAAAATAATCCAGACAAACAATTATTTTCCAACACATTCAATGAACGATTAAACAACTTACATGTAAATTTAAGTGATATTTTGTGTTTGAATTCATTGTTGGAAAAAATTAAATTATTAGAAAATACGTTTGATCTATTACCAATAGATCAAGATTTCATCGAGCAGTCACATAATCATTGGTATAATTTACATGCTTGATATATCCACTATCAACATACTAGAAAAATATTTTAAATTTGATCAATTATTTGATTTATTAAGATACGGCCTGGACATGAAAAAATTGCACAATGATTTAAGCAAACTTAAAAAAGATACCTACGAACCCAATTATAGATTTATATTTTTGCACTACGACACCGAATATTTTTTAAACGATACAGGATTAATTACTCTTAATTTACAAAGAATATTACATGATTTAGATATATCAAATTATTTTTGTCTGATACTCACGCAACAAAATATTCAAGATTACCTCAACAAGTTGAGTCAATTCGAAACCACTGATTTGTGCGGTATTGCCAGTATTTCCAATTTTTTACATAAACCATTGCATGATCACGTATCTCCAGATCTTGATTTAAATACCGAATCTATTACAAGTCATTATATTTCGTTAAACGGGGTGTGTCGGTTTCACAGACGTGTGCTCATATCCTTATTAAAAGAAAAAAAATTGCTCGATACAGGATTGGTTAGTTATAACGCCAAAGGAATTAACTAATATGGATTTGTTATACACTGATACATCAACACTTATAAACGACAGATGGTTGTTAAAAGATCAACAACTACAAAAATTGGTTATGTCTATACCCAGTGACTGGTCTTTTAAAAATTTCACCGACACTTTTTCTAAAAATAGATTCGATCATCAGTTGTATCAACGATCTTTTCTACACGTAGTAACAGAAACTGTTTTTAAGTATCCAAGCACATTTGTTAGCGAAAAAACCATAAAACCCATCGCTAATAAAAGACCATTTATCATAATTGGACCACCGGGGTCATTGAAAAATTTACACAGTATAGGATTTAAAACATTTAACAATTTTTGGGATGAAGGGTACGATGATATCGAAGACCCAGAATTAAGATTGATTGCAGCAGTTGACATAATTGAAAAAATTTGTAATTACTCAATACCTGAACTTCAAAATCTTTGCATTAGTATGAAAGATGTGTTAGAATACAATTTTAATTATTATATTAATGATTTTAAAAAAAACGAATTAAAAAAACTAGAACAAGAAATCATTAAAAATTTAAAACCACGATATGTTTAAAATAAAAGACCTCACAGTACGCAATTTCATGAGTGTGGGCAATGCCACACAGGCCATCAATTTTGATCGGTCGGACCTTACTCTTGTGTTGGGCGAAAATCTTGATCTGGGCGGCGATGGATCGCGCAACGGCACAGGCAAGACCACAATCATCAACGCACTCAGCTATGCCTTGTATGGACAGGCACTAAGTAATATTCGCAAGGACAATCTGGTCAACAAGACCAACGGCAAGGGCATGCTGGTCAGTCTGGATTTTAGTGTGGGTGACAAGAATTTTAAAATTGAGCGTGGTCGCAAGCCCAACCTACTGAAATTCTATGTCAACAGCGAACAAAAGATCGCCGCTGACGAAGCGCAGGGCGACAGCCGAGAAACACAAGAAGCCATTGAGTCGGTGCTGGGACTCAGCCACGACATGTTCAAACACATCATGGCCTTGAATACCTATACCGAACCATTCTTGAGTCTCAAGGCCAACGATCAACGCACCATTATCGAGCAGTTGTTGGGCATCACACAACTGAGCGATCGAGCTGATCGTATCAAAGAGTTGAACAAGGGCACACGAGATGCCATACAGCAAGAAGAGTTCAGGATACGAGCTGTGCAAGAGGCCAATCAACGCATCCAAGAACAGATTGAAAATCTCAAACGTAGACAACGACTATGGGCGGAAAAACATTCCACTGATGTACAGGAACTGGAAAAAGCACTCGAGGCGCTACAAAATATACAGATCGAAGACGAAATTGCAGCGCATCAAGCACACCGGGCTTGGGATCAAAAAAGAAAAGACTTCAACGATCTATCCGGTCAGATCAGCCGCACCAAACTGGACCGTGATCGAGAAAACAAAACGATAGACAAACTGTCGAAAGAAATTGCAACGCTGGAGAGTCACGAATGCCATACCTGCGGCCAGCCCTTCCACGACAGCAAGCACCAATCAGTTGTGGCGGCAAAACAGGAGGATCTGGCAACAGCTAGAACAGCAAGCCTGGCACATGCACAGCTCTTGGCAGACCTCGAGCTTGCAGTTGAAACCCTGGGCACGCTGGGGCGACCGCCCAAGATGTTCTATGACAACGAAGCTGACGCGATTCAGCATCGTGCCACAGTGGCCGGTCTCGTACAGCAGATTGATCACAAGCGACAAGAAATCGACCCTTACACTGAACAGATTGAAGAAATGACCCAGGCTGCCTTGCAAGAAGTCTCCTACGACAGCATGAATGAACTCACTCGCTTGCAAGAGCATCAGGAGTTCTTGCTCAAACTGCTGACCAGCAAGGACAGTTTCATACGCAAAAAGATCATAGAACAGAATCTCAGTTACCTGAATGCCAGACTCACACACTATCTGGACAGCATGGGACTGCCGCACACAGTCATATTCCAGAACGACCTCACAGTTTCGATCGAAGAGCTGGGCCGCGAGCTGGACTTTGACAATCTCAGTAGAGGTGAACGCAACCGGCTGATTCTCGGCATGAGCTGGGCCTTCCGTGATGTGTTTGAAAGTTTGTACCAGCCAATCAACCTCCTGTTCATAGATGAAATGATCGACAACGGCCTGGACACAGCTGGTGTGGAAGCGGCCCTGGCCTTGCTCAAGCACATGAGTCGCGAGCGCCACAAGAGCATATGGTTGGTCAGTCACCGAGACGAGCTGGCTGGTCGAGTGGAGAATATACTAAAAGTGGTCAAGGAGAATGGCTACACCAGCTATAACACAGACGTGGAAATAGCGTGAACATAGCAATCACAGGAACATCTAGCGGAGTTGGTAAAGAACTTTGGCAAAGACTAGGATACAAACATAATATTGTTTGTATCACTCGCGATCTATTAGATCTAGGTAATTTATCTGCTATAAATGAATATAATATTCCCAAGGTTGATATACTAATTAATTGTGCAGGAACAGATTGTGGCGGCAAAATTGATTTTGTTAATCATGATCAAAAAAGCATTACAAACATTTTAACAACAAATTTATTAGCACCTGTTTTACTAACAAGAAAGGCTTTGTTAGAAAATCCAGCCTGTAAGATTGTAAATATTACCAGCACAAACAACAACCGCTATTGGCCAAATAACTTAGCATATAGCTTATCCAAAAAAGCATTGGCAGAGTTTGGCAATATGTTGCAAGTCGAATATCCTAATGTTGCTTATTTGGAAATACGGTTAGGGTTAACTAAAACAAACTTTAATCAAAATCGATATGTTGGGCATGAAAGTAGATTTGACGATGTGTATGTTAATCCACACCTGACTGTTGATACTATGGTCGAAAAAATATTAAACGTATTATTTGATCCTACTATAAAATTTATCGAGATATCTCCGTGAAGTATCCTTGGCAATTATATCATTGGCATTTTGAAGTTAGTGGCAAATGCACATTAAAATGCCCCAGGTGTCCCCGTAACGATACCGATCCAGTACCGTGGCTAAACAAAGAACTTGATTTAGATTTTTTTAAAAAAACTTTAACACCTAAGTTATTAAAAACACAAGTTAAACGAATAACCATGTGTGGCGATATCGGTGATCCAATTTATGCCAGTGAGTATTTGGATATTATTGAATATATCAAATTACACAATCCAAAAATTCATGTGTACACAATTACCAATGGTAGCTATCGTAAACTAGAATGGTGGAAAAGATTTGCTCAGATTAGTAATGAATACGATACTATAAATTTTAGTATTGATGGGTATGATGATGCTAGTAACAATTTATATCGTGTTGGTAGCAACTGGGAAAGTATAATGACTGGCATGCGTGTTATGTGCCAAGATAGTCCAGCGTTTGTTTATTGGGCTACTATCGTGTTTGCCTTTAATCAAAATTGCTTAGACCAAATTGAACAGCAAGCCCGTGACATTGGCTGTGATGGTTTGCAATTAACTTACAGCACTAAATTTGGCAGTAAGTACGGAGAAGCCTATGGCGGATCCGAAGATGTCCTGGAGCCAAGATCCGAATTTATTAGTAAAACTCACAGGTACGAAAGATATTTCCGTAACATCAGCGGGCGTGAACAACTCAACCAACCCTACCTTGAACACAATTTACAAAGATATCAAACAATCAAACAAGAGCATAATACCGTTATTACGCCCATGTGCAGTATTGGCAATCGTGGATTATATGTTAGCGCAGACGGTGTATTGCATCCGTGCAGCTGGGTTAGTTTTCCATATGTGTCAATGTCTACAAATCGTAAAACAATACACTTTAAAGATAGCTTTCATCAGGTATATAGAGAGCAGTTAAATTTAAACATTTGCAGTCTAGATGAGGTTTTAAACGATCCTGTGTGGAGTTCATTATTTAATTCCTTTGATAATCCGGAAAAAGCCTGGGTAGAGTGCGAACAAAAATGTAATTGTAATGTAGTAGATAAAGAATATGCAGTAGGGTGGTTAACAAATTAATTAAGTTTGCATACAGGTGATAACTATAAATCCATGGTATGGCTGTATGAAAACACTCAAATTGAAACTTTACCCAACGACTGTGTGGGTTTTGTGTACATGATCACAAATAATGCCACCGGCAGAAAATATATTGGAAAAAAACTAGCAAAATTCAGCAAGACCACGTACAAGGTAGTCAAACTCAAAAACGGCAACAAGAAACGAAAACGCATCCGCAGCAAGATAGACTCAGACTGGCAACAATACTACGGCAGCAACGATCAACTGAACCAAGACCTACTGGCGCTGGGCGCTGACAACTTCACTAGACAGATACTATTTTACTGTAAAAGCAAGGCCGAATGCAGCTATATCGAAGCCCGCGAACAGTTCCGTCATCAAGTACTGGAATCAGACGCTTGGTACAACGGGCAGATAGTGTGCCGCATACACGGCAGTCATATAAAAAACAAACTTTCTACAGGCAACTAAACCGACTGTGTTTGATCGAGGTAGCTCGATCCCCGTTGAGGGCCGACAGTATCGGCTCGGATAGAATGGACCTAGGTTCGCTCGGGTGTCAAAGGCAATTGCTAACTTAAGGCAACAAAGGATTTGAGCTCTGTGAAAAAGACACAACTCATGCCCATAGGACTTGGATTTACGATTGGGTCACTAGGGTTCCGTTGATATGTGAAGCTAGAGTAGGGGGTACCGGTCAACCGCCTCCGTCGTGAAAACGAATCTCTTTATCGTAAATGACAGCTACAACTCGGATAATGTAGGAGTCAGTTCACCGTGAATACGGTGAATTGTGACCGCATAATCTGGATAATGCAAGAGAAGAACACAGTTGCTGAGCACAGCGAAAGCAACAGATTAGCGCAGCTAATCTTCTAATAGATCTTGGGAACCGGATGTATGTTTGTTTCTAACAGCTTGTGCAAATCTTGTGCGTTGGATGGAAATTTCTCCAATTGCCATGTTTTTAAATTTAATCCGTAGCGATAGATCAAACAGTGTTGTATAACAACTTCATGTTCAAAAGTTAAATTGCCTATTTCATAATACCAATTGTTTACAATGGCATCCATGATGTATTCAAAATTATTGACAAACTCCAGCGTATCGAGTTGTATCTGTTGCCACTTATGATATACTGTAACCCAATGGTCCCACCTGGTTTGGTCGATAGCAATATTTAAAAATTTCATTATTTTTTTAATTGTATGTTTGCCGTTATACCACAATGATTCGGCATTGACTTGACAATACCGGGCGCACCGATTGATCATTAAATCGTCCATGGTCCAGATGGAATCAAACGGTCTGGTACATAATGCTGCTCTTTCTCTGCGATCCCATATATCAGTTAGCCCCATTTGCTCCCAGTGTTTGACACTGTCGGCAAAAAATAATTGGTCCACACGGTCTAACGATTTACCAACTGATCCAGCTGACTGGGGTGTAAAGTGCGACATATCCGACGCACGGCATTGTGTTGCGTATAGTACATGGTGTTTGCTGACAGACACATAAACAACTTTTACACCGGCATTGATAAAAGAATTGATCATTTTTGCATAATCGTCCTGCTGATATTGGAATATTTTTTTTTGTTTTGTGTCATCAAGCTGGTCAACGATATTCAATTCTTTGCCAGCAACAGTTGACGGTACTATTCCTGGGTAAAACGACAACAATTCAGTGCTGGACACTGCGGTCAACTGGTTAAAACATTCCCACGCAAGATCATGTCCGTCTGGGTGATTTTTTTTGTGCCCGTGGGCGTTCATATCTAAAATAGGATCTGCTGACAGTGGAATCCAATCCGAGTGTTTGGTGGAATAAAATTTATTTTTACCTGACAGAAAATGTATGCTCCAGTCCAAAAAAGTACAACCAAGACTTGCTGCACTGGTTACACAGACAATGTTGTTCATAGATTTGTTTTTTTAAAAGAAAGGCAGTCCTGACTTTTTGGTAGTTTCCAAATTGTCCTTGATCAGCTGATTGATCAACACTCGTTCGCTGGCACTGAGTTGCAGGGCATGTTCGTAGCTGAGCCCGCCACGCATGTACCAACTGAGCTGGAAAGCCTCTTGTCTGATCTTGTTGCACTCTTTTTCCATATCGTCTACCATGAGCCCGATCTGTTCAGAGTCCGAGATCAGGAGGCGCGATCGAAAAAACTCGACATGTCCAGAGTCAGTTGCTGTTGATACACATGATTGCACTCGTCGCAGGTCAATTGCATGGGCTGCATTTCTGACTGCGATTTTAGGTCAATCGCATGATCGCGTATCTGCGCAAACAGTCGACGATCACAGTTTTTGAGCATTTCTTCAATGTATTCAGGTTCGTGTACCATGGCTGTGGGGGTCTTGACTGCGGCTATGCTCTGGGCCAAGGCATGCACTGTGACTTCGGTTATCTTTTTCAAGGCATCGCTGACTGCTGTGATTTTGGCTTCGTTGATCTGCTCGGAATCTGACAGATCTGGCATCATCTGTATCAGCTTTTGATTTTCGTACTGCATGCGATTGTTGTCGCTGAGATTCTTGTAGCTCATGGGACGGAAAAATATCTCCATGTCGCCTGACTGCACGCTGCTGTCGTAGTCGCCGGCTGTGAGGCTTTCCAGCACAGATCTAAGATCTATTGCACGGTCTGACTGGGCCCGGCAACTGGGGCAGGTGCTGCCAAATTCCATTTCGTGCCCGTAGCTGGCCATGCGTATGGCAGCCAAGATAGCATCCATGTCCGTGGCCGGAATGGCCCAGGCATCCGTAATGTCGGGCATGCAACTCTTGATCACGTTCACTGTGGATTGTCCGTTGAACAGGCTGTCTGGAGTACGATAGGTTATTTCGTCTATGGCAGTCATGGGATATACTGGATATTCGCCGGTGACACTGGGATTCAGGGCACCGGGTGGATAAAATCGTCCGTTGCTGGGCAAGCGTATGTACACTGCTGGTTGGCGGAAATACTGTTTTAGTGGGTTAGTTTGGCTCATGATTTTCCTCGATAAATATAATTATGGCCGATCTATACACCGCTGAAGAAATCAAAGAAATATTTGACACCTACAATCGAGCTATCGAAACAGGCACACCGATCACGGCCGAACTGTCAAGGCAGATGAAAGATGCCACAATTGGTGTCAAAAACTACACAGCCCAGCTCAACAAGAGTTTTTCAGACCTAGGATCGTCGGCACTCAAATACGCAGAAAATCTCAAAGACGGTGCGCAAGGTGCCGCAGTGTTCAACGACGGCATTGGAGCAACAGCCAAGGTCATGAGCGACCTGCTCGCTCGGATACCGTTTGTGGGCCGGGCTTTGGGTCTGGCCGCTACGGCTGCAGCCAGATATGCTCAGGAAGCCAACAAGCAATCGGATGCTCTGTTCAAGAGCTATCAGGATCTGACCAGATTTGGTCAAGGCACTGCCAATGGCATGAGCGATGTGTTTGATACCATGCAGAAATTCAGCTACGGTATCGGCGAGCTGGATCAGATGACTGCATTGTTGCAGGCCAATGCCAAGAGTCTGGCTCTGTTTGGTGGCACAGTGGCACAAGGCACCGCGGCCATGGCCAAAACAGCCGAGGATTTTAAAAATACCGGTCTGCAAGACACGTTCCAAAAGATGGGCCTCAGTGTCGACAATCAAAATCGTGCCATTGCAGGATACTACAAACAGATAACCATTATGGGTCAGTCCCAGGGCAAAACACAGGACCAGCTCACACAGGGTGCTGTGGCCTATATCAAAGAGATGGAAGGCCTCACCAGATTGACTGGCCAACAGCGTGATGAATTGGAACATCAACGTGAAGCAGCCATGCAGGTAGATCAGTTTGCAGTCACAATGGAAAAGTTGGGCGATCAAGGCACAGAATTGAAAAAAGCCTTCAATATGTTGTATAGCATAGATCCCAAGATGGCCCAGGCTTTCGCCGAAAGTGCTAGTGGATACTTGACCGGTTCGGCCGAACAAAACCAGCTGCTCCAGCTGTCGGGTGGACGATTGTTGAGCTTGATGGACCAACTCAAGAACAAGACTATAAATGCCGGACAGTTTGTGGATGAACTCAAGCCCGCAGGTCTTGCCCTTAAAAACTTCCAAGCTCAAGCTGGCCTGGGCAACCTGTCTAATTTTGCAGGCCCTTATAATAACATAATCAAGCTAAACAGCAAAAACTGGACTGAATCAGCTGCTGCAGCTGAAAAATCAACCGAAGTCACTGACATGACCACAGATGCGGCTGTGTCTCTTAGGGAAAAACAACTCAAGACCAGAGATGCACTGCAAAGCATGATCAACGACGGCGTAGGACCGGCCACCAAGGCCATGTCCAAATTGGCCGGAATCACAGACCAAGCCGCCGAAGGTAGCAAAGGGTTTTGGGACAAAGTGGGTGACTTTTTCAGCGGTACCAAGTCTGTGGGCGGCAGCAAGGAAGCCAAAGAAAATGCTGAAAAATATCTAGGACGTGAAATCAGCAACGAAGAATTTGATGCCTTGCTCAGAGCTACCCATGCTGAAGCATCGGCTGGCAAAGGCAACCAGCAAGAACAGGCCATGATCATGGCCACCATACTGAATCGTGCCAGGACCAACAAGGGTGGTATATTGGGTGCGCTGAATGAGCCCGGCCAGTTCCAAGCTGTGACCGGAACCAAGACCAACGATCACCCTAGCAAGCAGTATGTGGACGGTGCTCAAGGTGACCGGTTGAGTCGCTTGGAAGGCGCCACGGCATTGCTAAGTGAGGTCAGCAAAAATCAAACAAGATTTACTGCGGCAGACCCCAAGGCATACGGCCCTGGGACCAACATAGGCTATCGGAACGACTTGCAAGCAAAAGGTGGTACAACAGTGGGCGGCACTGTGTTTAACACTCAATTTGGACAACCGGGAACGACTGCTCCTGCCACTGCACCTGCCACT